CTACGCCTACTACTCGGCGGCGTTGCTGCCCGGCTTTGCTACCTAATCCTCCGCAGAGCTATCCGACCACATCCCGCCCCCGAAAGGGGGCGGCCCTCCGGGAGGAGCAGCTGGCCGGGGCCACGCCAAAAAAGATGTCGGCGCGAAGCGCCGACGCGATTTTTTGAAAAATGGCCTATGACCGGCATTGCTTTTATGCTATACTTTTAGACGGATCCCAGCGAATGGGGGTGAAAGGATGTCGGTTCTAAAAGCCCAGCGGAGCGTCAGCAAGATGGAGTTTGTGAACTGCGCAGGCGAAATCTACGATGAGACCATCAATTTCTTAACGAGGCTGTCCGCCCGGTATGCGCGGCTCGTTGCAGAGCCAATCGCAAAGCTGGCCGGAGAGGTCGAGGATCATGCGGAGAAGGCGAACAGCATTTACCCTTCGGATGATCAGCGGCGGAGCCTCCGCAAGGCCCACCTCCTGGAGGCGCGGGCCTCCCTCATGGCGCTGGATACCCGGCTCTCCAAGTGTTACCGGATCATGAACCTGAACCCGGAGGGGTGCTTTACTACCTCCACCGGACGCCAGGTGGAGTCCGGGAAGGCACAGGAGAAGCTGGACAAAATGGCACAACGGTTAGGCGACTTGATTGACCGGGAGAACGAACTCCTAAAAGGCCAGATCAAGAAGTTCTGACCTGTGTGGGTGTATCTCTGTTAATTCCGCTCAGCGGTTTGGTGGTGGCTGCGCTCCCCTAATTACAACAACAATAACAATTTCTGCAATGTCAACACCGGCGGCGGCAACAACAATAACAACGCCTACTACTCGGCGGCGTTGCTGCCCGGATTTTACAGGTACACGGTCAAATGGAGTAACCGGAAGGTGAAAGACGACCGATGTAAAAGGAGAGATACTTCCCAGGGGGAAACCCCTGAAACTGCCCTCTGACGGCCACGCACGGACGCTGCTTGCATGGCGGGCGATTGCGCTGACCCCGTTTCATGTGCTGGGCCAAAGTAGTTTAGAGGCGCACCTACAACTTAACTATGCGGAGGGCGAATACTTTTTATGACCAGTGAGGAGCGCCGTGAGGCGCGATACCAGCGTCGCCGAGCAAGGCGGCAGGAGAAGCGGGCGGCTCGTTGTGCTGCCCTGGGAACCATCGACCAGGTGTTCAGCTACCGGAAGATGTTCTTCTACGGGCGGCGCTGCTGCAATGGCGTCCGCTGGAAGCAGAGCGTACAGAACTTTGAGAACCACCTGTTTTCAGGGACTGCCCGCCGCAGGCGGGAGATCCTGTCCGGCACTTGGAAGCCGGGGAAATGCGTCCATTTTACGCTGTGTGAGCGCGGAAAGGTGCGGCCCATCGATGCGCCGCACATCACAGACCGGCAAGTCCACAAGACCCTCTGCAGCGAGGTATTGATCCCGCTGTATAACCCCAGCATGATCTTCGATAACGGGGCCAGCCAACGGAATAAAGGGTTGCATTGGCATTTCCAACGGCTGAAGGAGCATCTGCACTGGCATTATCGCCGGTATGGACGCACCGGAGCCATGGGCCTCGTAGATCTCAAAGCATTCTTCCCAGGCGCACCCCGCCAGGCTCTTTACCAGAGGCACCAGCTGCTGATCCCCGACCCGGCCCTCCGCCGAGTGGCGGATACTGTGGTGGATTACGCCCCCAGCACTGCACCGGGCCGGGGGATGCCGCTGGGCGTTGAGCCATCCCAGCAGGAGATGGTGGCCCTCCCAAGCGCCGTGGATAATTGGCTGAAGTGTCAGGTGGGTGTCCACTGCGCCGGGCACTACATGGATGACTATTACATCATCATGCCCGATGTGGAGCAGCTGAAAGCTGTGATCCGGGAGATGGTGCGGCGGTTTGAGACTATGGGGATCCGGGTGAACAAGCGTAAGTGCAAGATCATCCCCCTGACAAAGTCTTTCCGCTGGTGCAAGGCCCGGTTTACACTGACGGAGACTGGCAAGGTTAAGGTCAATGGCAGCCGGGACGGGATCAAACGAGCCAGACGAAAGCTGAAGCTGTTTCACCAGGAATTTATGGCTGGGAAGCGGCCCTTTTCAGAGGTGGAGCAGTACATGGAGTGCCAGAGCGCATATTACCGCAACTTCAACGACCACGGACGGCTGCTCCGCTTGCGGCGGCTTTATCATGCGATCTTTTTTGGAGGTGCAAAATGTATAAAATCATAAAGGATGGAACAACCATCGGCTTGACCGAGTTCCTCACCTATATTAAGCAGCATGATAATGGCTGCTTCGTTCTTTGCCCGGAGCCGGAGGCTTCGGGCATTGCCTTTGACGGAAAGGTTTATCACTTGCTGGGGCGAGAGGCTCTGGAAGGGGTATCCACCATTATGTTGGAGGAAGTTGATGCGGGTAGTGAGATCACCAAAGCTAAGGAAACGAATGGTATTGTGTTTGTGACGCTTGCTGAGGCAGGAAGTATCGATGATGCTACAGCGGCTGAACACGCTGATCTGTTTGCAGAGTGGGCCTACCCGGTGGCCTACAAGGTGGGACAGATCAGGAGGTATAATGGTGCGCTTTATAAGTGTGTTCAGGATCATACCTCACAGGCTGAATGGACACCAGACACAGCTTCCAGCTTGTGGGCAGGCACATCCGATCCCGCAGAGGAATGGCCAGCCTGGAGCCAGCCTGTGGGCGCACATGACGCTTATAGTTCGGGAGCGAAGGTAAGTCACAATGGGAAGCACTGGATCAGCAGCGTGGATAATAATGTGTGGGAACCCGGTGTGTATGGATGGACGGAGCAGGAGGAATAAGTGTGGTAGAACACAGCAGTTATATTGCAAGGAAACGCGCCCGCTTCAGTGCCTTCGGTATCCCGATAAATATCCCGTGGGGCACTCATTTGACGGCGCAGGAGGGCTTTATCTACCTGGGAGAGCAGCCGCTCTGCACTGTCACCAGCCAGATTGCTTTCGATTATTTCACCCAGGATGATGATGGAAAGGGCCAGGAGCGGGGAGTCTTGCTGGAGTCTATTATTGCCCGTCTGCGCCCTAAGAATGAGCGAGATGATTGTCAGCGCCGTTGGGACTGCGTGTGGGGCGATCCGCTGTGCCAAAAGTACAGAAGGCCGGAGCATGAGGATTTCTGGCTCTGGAACTATGAGTTTTTCAATGCGCCGGTGGAGGATTTGCGGCATATCGCCAATCTGATCGGCGCGAAGTGATATGAAAAAGGCTGCTCATGGAGCGGCCTTTTTATATTGCCTACGGAAAGGGGGTGGGGCCTATGCCCTGCTGAATATCCGCCCAAAGGAGGTTCCTGCCGCTCCTTTGGGCGGGCTTTTTTGTCCCTTTAAATCGCATTTGAGAACCTATTTTATTCGAGGAGGATTACACTATGTTTGACATCACCGTGATTATTGAGGCCGTCTTTGCACTGCTGGCGGCCATCATCACCGCCATTGTTATCCCCTATATCAAGAGCAAGACCACGGCCTCCCAGCAGGCTGAGATCAATGCCTGGGTGAAGATCGCCGTCACCGCTGCCGAGCAGATCTACACCGGCTCCGGCAGGGGCGAGGAGAAGAAAGCCTATGTGCTGAACTGGCTCCAGGAGCATGGCATTACCGTTGATGCTGAAAAGCTGGATGCGCTGATTGAGGCCGCCGTATATGATCTGACAAACAATGGCTTGATCGCCATCGAGCAGGGTGTCGTTGTGGGGGAGGATGATGGCCATGAGGCCGGTTGAGAGACTGCTGGCCACTGCCAGGGCTGAGATTGGCTACATCGAGAAGGATACCAACGCCCAGCTCGATGACAAGACGGCCAACGCTGGGGACGGGAACTGGAACAAGTACGCTCGTGACCTGGATGCCTTGGGCGTGGTCTACAACGGCAAGAAGAATGGCTATGCCTGGTGTGACATCTTCACCGACTGGTGCTTCATCCAGACCTTCGGCCTGGAGCTGGGCCTGAAGCTGCTCTGTCAGGCTAAGAAAGGTGTGGGAGCCGGGTGTTCAGGCTCCGCCAACTACTACAAGCAGAAGGGCCAGTTTCACACCAGCGGCCCACAGCCCGGCGACCAGATCTTCTTCACAAATGACGGCGGCAAGACCATGTATCATACCGGCATCGTAGAGAAGGTGGCTGGAGGCCGGGTTTACACCATTGAGGGCAATACCAGTTCCGCAGCGGGTGTCGTGGAGAACGGCGGCTGTGTCCGAGACAAGAGCTATGCCCTGACCTACAGCAAGATTGGCGGTTATGGCCGCCCCGACTTTTCCATCGTACCAGAGGAGGATGACGATATGGATCAGAACAAGTTCAATGAGATGTTCAAGGTCGCTATGACCGCGCACCAGAAGGAGCTGCAGGATAATGACTGCGGCGAGTGGAGCCGGGAGGCCAGGGAGTGGGCTATCCGTGTGGGCCTGTTCGCCGGTAACGGCACCACTGCAGATGGCCAGCCTAACTATATGTGGGCCAGCCCTCTGACCCGCGAGCAGGCCGCTCAGCTCTTCTACCGCTTCGCCCAGGATCATGGGCTGGCGTGATGAGCGGCGGGAAACGCCTCGCCGGGAGTAAAACGGCGAAAAAGCCAGACCTCTCCCAATTCTCCAAGTGGATGATTGCCGACATTCGCCCACTATTGTGGGTAGTAACAGTAGGTGGCCTTTTACTGGCCGCCTACTGTATCCGCGTCGGCTACACCGGCTCTTTGCCATGGATCTCCGCCATGGTGGGGCTTCCCTGGACAGCCCACGGTGTGGTATGCAGTTTCTATCTCAATATGGCGAAATCAGATCACACCGAAGGTGGAATCACATTTGAAAAAGCCAAAGCAAACGGCTTCCAGGAAACCGAACCCATAGGCAGCACAGATAGCCCTGCAATCTAAAGCCCTGCAGCCCCAAGCTGCAGGGCTGTTCCATAGCTCATCCGAGGATTGTGCCCCTTTAATAATTGAAAAGGATGAATGCTATGGAAAGTTTCATCGGCTGGATCGGCGGCAAGCGTATGCTCCGCAAGGCCATTTTAGAGCGGTTCCCCACCGATGAGGTAGGGCGCTATATAGAGGTATTCGGCGGCGCGGCTTGGGTGCTTTTCGCCAAGGAGAAGAAAGCAAACCAGCT